AGCCTTCATATTGTTTGCCTTCATGTTCGAATTTGATGGGGATGCGCACCATGATCCGAAATTAAGAAAGGTAATGGCACGAATAGTAAGAAAATTTTCATCTTTTGTTCCAAGCTGATCACCGGGCGCCAACGGCACAAATAAAAAGAGTAATCGAAGATTGCCACTGACGCGCGATAGCGCGAAATTTTGAAAAAAAATGCCACAGGCCCATTGTGGGCAATGTGACATTTTACGAAAAACCAATGTTATTACGTAAGACTTACCAAAGTTAGCTTAAAAAATCGTGCGCTTTTTCGCAGATTTCAAAGGCTGATTTTGTGCGGTCTAAGGCGGTGCCAAACATGATGGAATTTACTTTGTGGCTGTCGCTCTTGTACTCGTTTACATTTTGATAATAACCGGTTACAGCGTTATATGCTCCGAACAGCGTGCCTGCTGTGGTTTGCATCTGCTGTGTTTCGGCGGTAAATGCATATTCGTTCACCTTTCCGCAAATGTTCTCAAACTGCTGCGAAAACTGGAACGCGGTGTTATCTTCTGCGATGGCCTTGAAAACTTCTTTGTTGGGCGCCATGGCTAAGCGAATTAACTTTTTTGTTTCCGCGTCAGATACTCGAATTTTTGCCCACTGGTTGAAAGTATGCTCCAAAAGTTCGCCTGTGGTTTGAGAGATAGAAATAATGCGGGCGGCTTCCTGAAGCTTCATTTCTGCGTTGGCTGTGTGTTTGATAAAAACGGCGTTGGAATTGTTGCGAAGGGCGGCGTTTAGTGTGTTGTTGCAAACAATGCGCACGGGCGTAAATGCTGCCATAATAGAGCCGCTGCCATCATGCGATGTGGTAAGGAAAATATATTGTTCTATATCGTCATTCCTGCCAATGCGCAGCACATCGGGCATTTTTGCAGTAATAAAGATGCGCTCACCATTGCCCAGGGCTCCGGCTGTTTCGTATTTTATGCCGCTGCCATCCTGCACCAGTGAATCGAAAAAAGAAAAGGCGGTGCGGTTTTGTACAATTTCATATTTACTGCCGACTACTCCGAGAATTTGGGCGGTATCGGTGCGAACGGTTGCAAAGTGGGTTTTAATTTCCTGCTCTGAAATTTGAATTCCATCAGGGGCGGTTTCCGGACTGGCGTTTTCAGCATCATAAGTAAAAAGGGGCTGTTTGGTTACTTCGTAATCCAAGCCTGCGTAAATAATGGCTTGTTCGCTGGTTGGGTAATCTTCGACTATCTGCCCGAGTCCGTGCCATGCTTTTTCTTTAACTGAAAAAAAAGCGTCTTTGCCTGTAATGCTATTGTGATTTATGTTATGTGCCATTGAAATAAATTTTGAATTAAAAAATTTGTGAGAGAGAAAAAAACAGGCGGCGCAAGTGGGCGCCGCCTGTGGTGGGTTAAATAGTGAAATCTATTAAATTTTCTATCCTGTTGAGTTCGGCGGAAAGTTTTTCTTTCGCCATGGCCACCATTTCACCAATCACGGATGGGTGAGCAATTGCGAAAGTTTTGCCTTTGCTATCCTGCAAGCGCAGGTTGCAACCGGTGCCTTCCGGAGAAATGTAAAAACCGGCAAGATTGGAAATTGCATCCGTAACGACTTCGCGGCGCTCGGCGAGATCGTTAATTTCTTCCAGTTTTTTTAATCTGGCTTCGATTGTTGGGAAGGCTTTTTTTGGCGCTGCGGGTTCCTCTTTTTTTGCCGGAACGATAACGGGAGTTTGGGCGGCGGTTGAAAGTTTGGCGTCTGTGCCGTTTACTTGGTTTGCTTTTGGTGCTGTTTTTTCAGCAACGTTTTTTGTAGTAACCATAAAAAAGAAACGAGTTTTTAGGGTGGTCGTGCTCCACTTTAAATATTAAAATAATACTCTAATTTACTAAAAATCAATGAATTACGCAAGCTTTTAGCCGTTTATTTTTAAATTTTATTTGCTTATTTTCTAGTTTATTTTTCGGTTTCTTGTTGATTATCAATGCTTTTTTTCAAGATTTATCAATTTTTTAAAAATTGCCTCTTGGAAAGCGCACCCGCACTGTCGGTGAGAGGGGAACGCCTGAGAGCAAAAGCGAGGCATATATGAGGCGTCGTTATATGGCGCTGTATAGGGGCTGTGAGCGCTGCGCGCCCCTACATTTGCGTAGCTCCATTGAAATTGCGCCGCAGGCACACGCCCTATGAGATCAAGCGCAGCTTACCATGTTGAATGCTGATGCAATGAGTGATCGGACGAAGGTAGTGAGCGAGGTGCATCTGCATTGATGCCTGGCCTGCATCTCTACGACGATAGGAGTTGTGGTGCAGTGATGCTGTTGTACATACATAAATGAGGATTGCCCGGTCAGTAGCGGAGCGGATGCGTGGCAACCGGAATGAATGGATGGGCATCTGCATCGTGGGGTCGGCCGGTGCCTATGCGAATGCGTGAGCTGTGGCACCGGCGCGTTAGGGATAGAAGTGGAAAGCCCACAGCGCAGCGAGGACTTGCAACGGATAGCCCGGGCCGCAGGCAACGCCATAATGCTTAGGTTATTATTCCGCCTGTTCCTCTGCTCTCATTACCGAAAGCCATGCCTGATTCTAACACACCAAATACCCATGTGTCTTCTGAGTCACTATAATGCGTTGACTCTTCTGCAGGGAACTTAGGATCATGTTCTGATTTCTTATCCTTCTCAAATCCATCTCTGCTTTGCTTTGCTGCTGCTTGTTGCTTTGACAAGATCAAAGGCTTACAGTTCTCTCTGTTGATGCTGTATGTTCTGCTATACTTACCGTTATTGGTCAACAGATCACCCCACATACGATAGCGCTCTTCATGCCCAGGTATAGGGCCGAGGTACATCTCTTTTACTACCCAATCATTCTTCCGGAGTATAGACACAACATCCTCACAGATGCGCGTTTCATACATATCGCCGTAGCTCGTCTGATCATACCAATAATAAACGAACTTCCTTTTATGTGGCTTATAGTAATCGCAGAAATCCTGAACAGCTTTCTTCAACTTATCAGGGTAAAGCGAATGAATTCCTTTAATACTTTTTATCTCACTGTTCGTAACCTGTCCAACACTAATGGCATGTATGCGCCTGTTGGGATCCATCGCTATGTGTAACGGGGCATTCGGCAACAGATCACTATCCTTTCGGCAATCCATTTTTACATTGAAAGGATCATAAGAAAACTTATCGAAATAGTTAGAATTCTCCGCAAAGTAACCGTGAATTTCTTCGTCAAAATCAGGATAGAAGCCATCTTCAAGCCTTAACGGGCGCAGGTTTAATATTTGCGTGTCGAATTGAAATTGCGTCGTATCGCGCAATTGCTGTTTGATATAATCAACACCAAGTGCATGTATATTGTCGAGCGTTGAAGCTTCATGATAGTATAGCAGATTTTTCCGCAGGTCATTCAGCTCATCATCCAGGACGGCTATTTGTTTTTTCAATTCATCCTGGAAAGTTTTCCGGGATTCTTTTTTTAAGGCATGCGTGAGCTGAAAGCGAAGTAATTGTATTTGCCAAACCTGGTTGATCTTTTCCCGATCCATTTTATCGGCATACTCCAGTATCCAACGACCAGCCGTGCCCACCGGCATGTCCGTTGTAAACGTCATGCCGTGGTGATATGGATTATTCGCGAAAGCAGGAACTTTGCCCCTATTGGCGGGTAACAGCTCTGTTCTTAATTTTTCTTCGTTGATAAGCTTGAGCTCATCGCCAATGATCCAGTCAATTGATTTACCATTTGAACTACCAGGGCGCTCCTGGCTGATAATTTGGGCAACGGCACCATTCCACCAGGTTACCGCATATTTATAATCCATCGGCGGCGCATAGGGATCTTTCCACCGCCACATTTTTTTCCATTTTTCTGTTGGTTTTTTCCCGACCAGGAAATGATGATCATATTGATAGCCGAACATTTGCCAACCCCGGATTAATTCCGGGAGCGTGTTACCAAAACATTGTGAGTAGGTACGGGAAAGTATAACGCCGGATCCGCGCGGCATGGTTCCGAAATAACAATTTGCGCTCTTAGGCGCGAGAATACCAA